AAAACAAAAACCGCAAAGGTTCATAAGGAGTGCGGTAAATATAAGCAAAATAAAGGAGTGCTGAAATAATGGCAGATAACATTATGATCCATTGTGCGTATACAGATTTAGTAGATATTGCCTCTGTAGTTCCAAACCCTAGAAATCCTAACCACCATAGTGATAAACAAGTAGAGTTGTTAGCCAAAGTGATAAAAGCACAAGGTTGGCGAGCTCCGATTACGGTGAGTAACCGTTCTGGGTTTATTGTAAGAGGCCATGGACGATTAATGGCTGCACAATTATTAGGTCTAGACACTGTTCCAATTGACCGGCAGGATTATGAAAGCGAAGCTGCAGAGTATGCAGACCTGATTGCAGACAATAGAATCGCCGAACTATCAGATATCGATAATACCTTATTAGGAGAGTTATTAGCTGATACGGGAGATTTTGCTGAGTTTACAGGTTATTCTGACGATGATATAGCTAGCCTATTAAACCAGGTAATGGCAGATGAAGTTCATGAGGATGATTTTGATGCAGAAGAAGCTATCAAATCAATTAAAGAACCTATGACAAAGTTCGGTGATGTATGGATGCTAGGTGAGCATATGTTATTGTGTGGCGACTCAACAAAGACAGAATCTCTTGATTGTCTACTGGGGGGGGGACGTTGTTGATATGGTATTTACAGACCCACCGTATAACGTGGCTTATGAGGGAGGTACAAAGGAAGCTCTTACCATTCAAAACGATAATATGTCAGATGCTGAATTTGATATATTTCTTGATGATGTATTCGCTTTGGTTAACAAAGCATTAAAACCTGGTGGAGCGTTTTATATCTGCCACTCTGATAGTTGTGGTGGTCAATTTAGACGTGCGATTCGAGATAATGATTTACTTATCAAACAATGCCTGATTTGGGTTAAGAATACATTTGTAATGGGGCGCCAAGATTACCAGTGGAAACACGAACCAATACTATATGGATGGAAACCTGGGGCTAGTCATAAGTTTTATGGTGGCAGAAAACAATCTACTGTGATTGATGACAATATTCCTCTTGAAATAGAAAAAGATGGAGATGACTATATTCTTCATTTTTCTAATGAAACGGACCATATTGTAGTAAGAGTGCCTGGCTATGAAATAGAAGTTAATAATGGTATTGAATGTGATTCTATATGGCGCTTTAATAAGCCACTAAGAAATGGCGAACATCCAACGATGAAACCGATTGCATTATGTGCGCAGGGAATTAAGAACTCATCTAAACCTGGAGAATTTGTATTCGAACCGTTTGGTGGCTCAGGGTCTACTTTGGTTGCCTGTGAACAAACAAAGCGCAGATGTAGATGCATTGAATTAGATCCTAAATACTGTGATGTAATAGTAAAGCGGTATATCGAATTTATTGGAAGTAATAAAAATGTATATGTGATTAGAAATGGGCAACGCTTAGAATTTTCTGAGGTTGCCCAATAGTTTTTGTAAACAACATGAATTGAGTGAGGTGGTGCTGCCATGTGACGACACATCAGCAAGCGCACAAGGACTACCTAAACGGCATGAAGTATAAGGAGATTGCCGAAAAGTATGGGGTGTCATTGGCGACTGTTAAATCGTGGAAGACACGCTATGGGTGGTTCCGCGATACATCAAAAAAAAGTATGCATACAAAAAATAAAAGTACGCATACTAGAAAACGAGGAGGCCAGCCTGGCAATCATAATGCATTATACAATGCTGGCGGTGCGCCTAAACAAAATCAAAATGCTGTTAAGCATGGATTGCTAGCGAAATATTTACCAAAAGAAACTTTAGACATTGTGATGGAAGTCGAGGAATCAAGCCCTATTGATATTCTATATATGAACATAAAAGTTCAATTTGCACGTATTATCAGAGCACAAAAGCTGATGTATGTTGAGGGAATAGAAGACCATACACGGGTCACTGAAAACAGGACAGAGGTTACTATTGACCCAGCTAAAGGAACCAGTCGCTCTGTTACTAAAACAGATAAGGTCATTTCTTCGGTAGATAAAGAAGTAGTATTTATGAAGGCCCAATCAGTGGCAATGGCCACTTTAACTAAAATGATTCAGCAGTACGACGTTATGTGTCGCAGTCCGCTAGCTACAGACGAACAACGAGCAAGAATTGATAAGATTCGTGCTGAAGTTGCCAATATTTCTATGGGAAATCGGACGATTGATGTTAATGTAAATCACAATCCATTAGCTGGGTTAAGTACTGAAGAAATTAGAAAAGTTATTGAAAAAGAGGATAGATAATATGGAATTCACACCGGCTGTTGTACAGGAGTTCAAATATGAACTTGCGAGACGTGAATTCTTTTATTTTTGCCATCTATTAGAGGGTGACTTTTATGAATACGACCGTCAATATTTAGTTGATTTGTGCGATGCATTACAAGATTTTTATGAGGGCGATATCTACAATGTTCTTATTCTTAATTTACCGCCACGGCATGGGAAGAGCCGCACAGCCCAGAACCTGTCAAAATGGGTACTTGGTAAAAACCACAAAGAAAAGGTGATGACTGGATCTTACAATGCGACTTTATCCAAGACATTTGCCAAGGGAGTGCGAAATGCAATCAAGGAAGTTAAAGCTGATGAGAATATAACCGTTTTCTCAGATGTATTCCCTGGAGTTGAAATCAAAGAGGGCGATGGAGCAGCTCACATGTGGTCTTTGAAGGATGGTTATAATAGCTATTTAGCTACATCACCTGACGGTTCATCTACAGGCTTTGGTGCGACACTCTTAATAATTGACGACATCATTAAAAACGCTGAAGAAGCCTATAATGAAAACGTCAAAGAGTCACATTGGAGTTGGTTTACAAACACAATGCTCTCTCGATTAGAAGAGGGAGGGAAGATTATTATAATCATGACACGATGGGCTTCAGATGATTTGGCCGGGCGTGCAATCGAGCATTTTAAAGATGATCCTAAGTTCAAATCTAAAGTGATTATGATGAAAGCGGTTCAGGAGGATGGCAGTATGCTGTGCTCGGATGTACTGTCAAAAGATAGCTATCTATCTAAAATTAGAGCAATGGGCGAGGATATTGCATCAGCCAATTATCAACAAGAGCCTATTGATGTCAAAGGTAGGCTATACTCTTACTTCAGTACATATGAGGATGTTCCTAGGGATGATAAAGGATATCCACTATTCTCTGCAGTGAAGGCTTATGTGGATTCTGCAGATACTGGCGACGACTTCTTATGCGCTATTGTGTATGGAGTATATAAAGACTACGCATATGTGTTAGATGTATTGTATACAGATGCGCCTATGGAAATTACTGAAGAACAAACTGCAGATTTAATAAATCAAAATAGTGTAAATATTGTTGATATAGAGTCTAATAATGGTGGACGTGGTTTTGCTAGAAATGTTAAACGGATACTAAAAGAAAAGTATCCAGGTAATCGGACAAAGATTACTGCATTTCATCAAAGTAAGAATAAGGAAGCTAGAATATTATCAAATTCAACACAAGTTATGGAGTATGTTTTATTCCCAGTTAACTTTAAGGACCGCTGGCCTGAATACTATACATCCATGTATAAGTATCAGCGCAAAGGTAAAAATGCACATGATGATGCTCAAGACGCAACGACAGGCGTTGTTGAACGTTTGAATGCGCCTGTTATTAAATCCATCAATTCTGATATTTATTAGGAGGAACTTCATTATATGTTTATTACAAACGAACAGAAGTATGCATACCAGTTATTACATGATGCGTACTATGGGTCCGGGTTATTCTCTTTAGGTCGTGGTTTAAAACAGCATCCAAGAGAAAGCATAGACAATTATAATTTCCGTAAAAAGTTATCAAGCTATTCTAATCATACAGCAGCGATTATTAATGCGAATGTAGATCCTATCTTTAATGATGAAATTCGAAGAGAGTATAAAGAAACGGCTAAATTCACAGTGTTTTTAAAAGATGCAGATCGATTAGGTACATCATTACAAGAATACATTCAGCAACAAGCTTTGATTGCCAAAATGTATGGTGTTGTGTATGTCATTGTTAACAATGAAGCAGAATTTGGTGAAAGTTTGGCTGATAATGTACGTGATAGACGGTTACCGTATTTAACTTCAGTTGAACCTAGTGATGTGACTGGTTGGAAACTGGATGACAAAGGTCGAATAATTAGATTCGAATATAGAACGATTATTACTGATGATAATGGAGGTAGTTCAACAGTATATTATGAATGGACAGATACAAAATGGACTATTCGTGATAAAGGGCGAGGCATTATTAATGAAGGTGAACATGGGTTAGGACGTGTCCCTGTAGTGCAATGGTTTGGCCGTAGCACTAAGAAAACAACTATATTACCGCATCCAGAGTTCTATTCGTTAGCACAAAAAAACTATAGAGTCTATCATCTTGATAGTTTATTGACACAGATTTTGAACTCTCAAACATTTTCTACTTTAACCATGCCATCCGATGAAGGAATAGAAGACTTAACCTTGGGCGTTAACAACGTACTACTATATCCATCAGAGGCTAGTCATCCTCCTGCTTTTATTGCTCCAGATAATGGGCCGGCACAAATTATCATGCAAGAAAAGGAAGCTGAAATTAAAGAAATGTACCGCATAGGTGGTGTTGATTCTGTAGTAGGGGTTCAGCAGGAAAAATCAGGGGTTGCTAAACAGTGGGCATTCAAAAGAACAAATCAACGACTAGCAAACTTCGCTGTACAGTGTGAAAATGCAGAGAAAGCCATTATTGCATTATATGAATTGTGGACTGGCGAGCAGTTGAATTATAAATGCGAATATCCAAGGGACTTTGACATTAATGATGTAGCTGATTGCTTATCTCAAGGACAGCAAGCCCTTGATTTAGGGTTTAAATCTAAAACATATTATGTTGAAGTGCTTAAACGCATCCTTGATGGATATATGCCTAATATTGACGGCAATGTATATGATGCCATTGTTAAAGAAGTGGAAGCTACTGCACAGCAAGAAGTATTAGATGACATGTATTCAAATGGAGAAAATCCGGATGAGAACAGTGAGCGACTAGATGAATAAGCATACCGAACGTGTCATACGCGATATAATTGATGAGTTTGAAGCCGAAGTACGTCGATTGTTAGACGAAGGGCACACGCCTAAATATGCTGTTAAAGAAGCATATAAAAAATATCCTGTAATGGAAGCAATGAAAGAACCGTTAATCGATGAGTTGGTTGAGGAGTGTGCTAGGGGATATGGTGTAGACATAGGTGTAACCAGTGATACAGCTAAAAGTGCAATAATCGCAGGCATGCCATATAAATTACAAACCATTTCAAAGGCAATGCAAAAGGCATGGGCACCTGATGGATTAAACTTATCTGATAGGCTACATAATGCATCAGGTACCGTAAAACGTGAAGTTATTACTACGATTCAAGATGCTATGTCTAAAGGAAATAGTACGATTGAAACCGCAAAAGCTTTATTTGATGGTTACGGTAGTGAAACTATTATTTCAAAAGCTGATATACCAATATTCATAAAACGTATTAATCGATTAAGTATCGTGCTTCCTACAGATAAGATGGGGCGTGATGTTGTAAAACATCAAATCAGAAAAGTAAGATATTTAATTGAACAACGCACAACACCTGGGATGAGGGCTGCATATAGCGAACTGATGGATGTAATCGAGAAAGGAAATGCCGCAGCCGTTAATCGTGCGGTGTACGTTGCAACTCAAGAAAAGGCAAGATATCATGCAGAGCGCATAGCGCGGACAGAACGAGCGAGGGCATATGCTGAGGGGGAAATTGCAAGGCATTTAGATGATCCTGATGTGGTAGCCTTTCGGTGGCGAATGAGTTCGAGGCACCCTATTGTCGATATTTGCGATGTATACGCTAACGCAGACTTATATGGGTTAGGTCGTGGAGTGTATCCAAAGGATAAGTTCCCACATTTGCCAGCGCATCCACATTGCCTTTGTCGCATTATGCCAGTTATCGATGGCACGATTAATAATACTGTTGCAAAGCCTAATGTAGAAGCCGGCGGATTGTCATATTTAAAGACGTTGAATAAAACAGAACAAGAACAAATATTAGGGGTAAATGGACGCAACTTAGTAATGAATGGGCATATATCATGGACTGAAAAAGCTAGGGGGTGGAGTGGAGATGTTTTTAAACGCAGACTCCCGGTGATTGAGAGTCTAAAAGACTACATAAAAGATGGTAAGGTTCGTGTCGAAGAAATCTCTAAACGGAAAGATAGCGAAACTAAAGATGATGTCAAAGCTCGCATTATAGACTATATTAATTCTCCATATTTCAATAAATCATATGTAGCTCGGCAGAGCATGCATGTAAAAGATGGTAAGCTATATGATGCCTCAAAAAATAAAAGCTATTACGATGTAGAACCATCACATTCTGATGTGTTGAAGGCAATAAGAGCTGGAGTGAATAATGGAGGAATAGGGGTTACGCGTAATGGCGATTGGAACCATAAAATACTAGTTGATATATACCCACATATTGGGTATGATGTACATGAAGAGACAGGAGCGAAACGGAGTACTAGTTTTGCAACTGTGCATGTATCTAATAAAGGCATTCATATTGTACCGAAGGGAAGTGAACGAAAATGACAGAAAAAGAATTGCGTAGACGATACGATGAAATCAAGTCAGAAAATATTGAAGTCATATTCGTTGATGGAGATACTATGAAAGGCAAATTATTGGGTTATACATCTAGCGTAAATAATGAGCCAGACGAAGCGTCTATAGACGTTGGTGAATATGAATTGTATGCCAGTGAAATCGTAGAAATACGAGAAATTTAAAACTTAATTTAACCAATCAAGCACTTGCTTATGCAGGTGCTTTTTTATTTGCCTTTTTAGTATTGCAGGCGTAAAAGAACAAGACCGCGGTCGTGAGGTGTGGCTCACGAAAATAAAGCGAAGAGGGAAAGTTTATTTTACAGGAGGTCATACAGATGACAAAAGAGGAACTAATTAAGTTAGGGTTAACGGAGGAACAAGCAGAGGCAGTGACTAAGGATTATGGTGAAAACTACGTTTCCAAGAGTCAATTTAATGCCAAGAATGATGAGGCGAAAGCAGCAAAAGCGGCAAAAGAAGTCGCCGACCGTGAGCTTGCTGATGCGCAAGGCAAGCTAGAAAAAATCACCTCTACAGGGATTAAAGATGATGCAGGTATTGTAGCTATGCAGCAACGAATTAAAACCCTGGAGGATTCTGTAGAGGCCGAGCGTAAAGCAAGAGAAAATGCTGATGCACAACGTGTACAGTCTGAAATTTCTGCAGCCGTGGTTGATTCTTTGACGAAGCGTAACGCTATGGATCCTAAGGAATTTTCAAAGCTGATTGTTGGTAACATCAAAGTCAACGAAGATGGTACTTATGGATATATTAAGTCTGATGGTACTAGTGGAACTGTTGACGATTGTGTAGATGAATGGCTAAAAGGTAAAGATTATGCAATTAAAGATGTACAAAAACGCGGGAGCGGTTCAGGCACAAGCGGTGCAGGAAGCAACGATTCTGGCAGTAATAAGCCAGTAGGTTTAAAGGGGGCCGTAGCGGCAGCTATTGAAGCCCAATAAATTTTATAAATTCTAATAACGGAGGAATAAACTAATGCCAATTACATTAGCTGAAGCAAAACTTAACGTACAAGACGATTTACAAATGGGAGTTATTGATGAATTCCGTAAATCGTCTTTTTTATTTGAAAACTTAACATTTGATGATGCTGTATCTCCTACTGGCGGTGGCGGTACTTTAACCTATGGTTATACTCGATTATTAACACAACCAACTGCAGATTTCCGTGATATTAATGCTGAATACACACCTCAAAGTGTAACTCGTAAACGTCATACTGTTGATTTGAAAGTATTTGGCGGATCCTTTGAAATCGACCGTGTAATCGCTAAAATGGGCGGTATTGTTGATGAAGTAACATTACAAATCGAGCAAAAGGTCAAGGCTGCAACTGCATTGTTTAATGACACAGTTATTAATGGCGATACTGGTACCAACGCTAAAGCATTTGATGGTTTAGACAAGGCGCTTTTAGGTTCTTCTACTGAATATACACCTACAGCAGCTATCGATTTGTCTGATAGTGGTGCTGTTGATGCAAACTACAAGACATTCTTAGACCAACTCGATGAATTCCTTTTAGGCTTGGATGGCGCACCATCTGCCATTATGGGTAACTCTAAATTGATTGCTAAAATTCGAGCAGTAGCTAGACGTTCTGCGATGTACTCTACTCAATTAAATGAATTCGGACAACAAGTTGAATATTACGGCATTACACCATTAGTTGACCTTGGCACCAAAGCTGGTAGTAATGATCCTGTAGTAGGTATTAATGGTCAAGGTGAAACTTCTTTATATGTCGCACGCCTTGGCCTCGATGGTTTCCACGGCGTATCTCTTGCGGGCGATAATGTGGTTAACTTATGGCTCCCTGACTTCACTTCTTCCGGAGCTGTAAAAAAAGGCGAGGTCGAAATGGTTGCCGCGGTTGCATTAAAAGCATCTAAAGCTGCAGGTGTATTCCGCAAAATTAAAGTTAAATAAGGAGGCCCAATATGCCGATTATAAAATCTCCAGTGTCTGATTATACAGGACAAACTGGCAATGTTACTTTTGTTAATGGTGAAGGATTTACTGAAGATGCTAATCATATTGCGTGGTTTGTAGAACATGGATATGAAATTGTAACGGAGGATACTGAACCACCTGCAGATACTGAACCACCTGCAGATACTGAACCACCTGCAGATACTGAACCACCTGAAAAGCCTACAAAAGGCAGTAAAGGTGGTAGTAAAAAAATAAGCACCGGTGAATAGCCAGGATATTTTCAACAAGCGTATTTGTCAGGCAGTAAAAACGAGTACTATTGAAGTTCGAGATACTGCACAGGAGAAACATAGATTTACCTCGAGAACAGGGAATTTAGAAAAGGCTGTTGATTATCGAATTTCTAATAGTGGAATGCAAGGGGTTGTATTTATTGATAGTGATGTCGCTAAATACGGCCCTTTTGTACATGCAGGGACACCAGCACATGTAATTCGGCCGCATTTTAAGAAGATATTGAGATTCGTACCACAAGGCGGTAATGGATTTATATTTGCTAGGAAAGTGGTTCACCCTGGGACTGCCCCAGATCCATTTTTGTATGAAGCGTTGCAGAATAATGTCTCAAATATTACTAGTATTTTTTCAAGATATACCGGTATTGCACTAGATGATGTGGCACAAGGGCTAGTAAAAGATGAGATTACGCTAAGTTTTGAAATATAAGGAGTACTGTATGCTATATAATTTTGAAGATATGGGCGACCTATTAGGGGATGAATTGCTAACGCAAGAGGTAACAGAGACCGCTGTATCCAAAGCAGAACAATGGCTATATGTACTTGCGGATAGATTGGGTGTGTCAAAGGATAAAGTTATACGTAGTTTTACTATCGATGAATTAGTCCTTGCATATATCTATCGAGAAGTCTGCGTTAATAAATCGTATGTTTTACCAGGAAGTTATACTAGTAATGGTTCGACGGATGACTTTTATTCTAAAAAATTAGAATACTATGAAGCTCGTATTAAATTATTGGAATCGCGAATAACACCAGAGCAGCTTACAGGTAACCCTACAGAGTACAAAGGATATCGTTCTGTTGAAATCTATAGGGGGTAATATGTGGTTTGAGTTAATGAAACATATTAAAGATATCATTGTTAGCTCCGGATATGATTTTAATGTTATATTAGGCGCTATGCGCCCACAGGCTGCTAAGATTGATAGTCATGGAGTTATTATGGTTATTCGAGGAGAAACGATGCCAGGAGATAACTCTGTGCAATCTGAAATGCAACAGGAATTGTTTATTGAAGTTTGGGGACGGAATGATGACCCGGACCTATCAGTTGGATACGAACTAATAGCAAATCTAGAAACAAAACTTGAAAAAATCATGACTAAGCTGCGTGATGATTGTGGATGTTTAAATCCCAATATATGTATCTTGCAAGATAGCGGTTATCAAATCATCGATATTAAATGTACAAGTAAAGTAGGCGACCATGATTCAGTACGGCCATTGATTGGCACACAGTACAGGTTTGTGGCTCGCCTTATTAATTTGAATGAAGAAACAAACGGAGGTATCTACTAATGCCAGCTCAACCAGCTACAGCAAAAAAACTTTATAAACCGCAACAGGCTGCAATGCCTACTGCCGGTAAAAATTATTTGATTTATGTTAATACTGGCACCGACGAAACAACAGGTGCTGAATGGCTTTTATTAGGCGGACAGCGTACAGGTGATGTATCTCGTAAGGCTGATAGCATCGATGCATCTCACAAAGGCACTAACGGTTGGAAGTCTACTATTCCAGGGCTTAAAGAGTGGTCCATTGACCTTGAAACATTGCTTATGCCTAACGAAGAGTCATTGCAATTGTTAGAAAAAGCGTTTTTGAATGATGATCTTATCAACATCAAGATTGAATATCCTAATAAAGCCTACATGACAGGTATTTGCTCCATTACAGAATTGTCTATGAACACACCACATGACGATGTGGCAACGTATAAAGGCAGTTTAAATGGCGTAGGTCCATTGTCCGAATTAAAACAACCATAATTTATAGTTAATTAAGGAGTGCGCACTCATGAAAAAAATCACATGCGATGTATTTAATACTGGCGAAACAATTTATTTTACGATTGGTCGAATTGCTGAACTTGAACAGCTTTGGGGTGAACCTATTTTTAAAGCCGTTCAAGCTGGTGCTATGACGTTCAATCAATTAATTACGGCATTTGTTGTAGGAATGAAACACGAGGGTCGTAAACGCGATTACATTTATTATCAAGAAAAACTTCAACAATTATTTGATGAAGGTTCGGTTCAATATGCAGACCTCGTGCAATTGATTGTTAAAGCATTAATCGGTAGTGGTGTATTTGGCAAAAAAGCATATTATGCTTCATTCCCAGAAGAGGCTGACGAAAAAGCACAATCTGAGGTAGAAGCAGAGGAAGCAGAAGCAAAAAACTAGAAGGGGGCTATACAGCCCCCTCTTTTAATTTATGGATAACAAAGGCCGAGCGTATGGCGTATGGTCCACTCAATTTGAAGCCTTGGGAGTTTATGAAACTAAGCCCTATGGAATATTACAAACTGGTGGAAGGGTACGAATTGCGAATGGAGATTGAGGACCGTAGACAGGCTTATTTTACATGCATAATGACAAACGTTCATATTGCTGGAAATAAGCGATTAAAAGTTGAGGACATCATGAAGCAACTACACCCTATGACATTGGCGCAACGCAAAACAGAGGAAAAGTTATTCATGGAAGAATTCAGACAGGCGGGAGGTGAGATATAAGAAAATGGCAGACTCACAAATCAATGTTCGCATAGTTGGTTCATCTAGTGGTGCGGAACAAGCGCTTGATAGGGTGGCTAAGAAAGCAGAAAATGCACTAGGAAAAGACGTTACTGCTTCGATGGAGGCTGTTAAAAGCAAAGCGCAGAAGATCTTCGGTATAGAAATTCCTAGTATCATGAACGCTGCCAAAAGTGGCGCTGCATTTGGTGCTGCGGCAATAGGTATTGAAGCTGCAGGACGAGCCATGAAAGATATGGCAGTTAGTGCTGTTCAAACTACCGACCAACTTACACAGATTAGGGCACGTATCAATCTAATTAATGACGGCAGTCAGTCTACTGCTGAAATTATGGACAAGATTTATAGTGCAGCTAACCGTTCTCGTGGTAGCTATTTAGATATGGCCGATAGTGTTGCTAAGTTGAATATGCTTGCAAAAGACGCTTTTTCTTCTAATGACGAAGCAATCTACTTTGTTGAACAGTTGAATAAGCAGTTCAAAATTTCCGGTGCTAGCGTTGAAGAAACAACATCAGCTATGTACCAGTTAACACAAGCAATGGCAGCTGGTAAGTTACAAGGGGACGAATTCCACTCTATTATGGAAAATGCTCCGATGTTGGCACAATCTATTGCCAGCGAAATGGGTTTGACTGTAGGTCAATTGAAGGAAATGAGCTCGCAAGGTCTTATTACTGCTGACATTATCAAAGAAGCCCTATTCAATAGTGCAGAAGAAACAAACGCTAAGTTTGCAGAAATTCCTATGACGTTCCAAGATATAGGAGCGCAAGTTCAGAACGAATTAATAGCTGCATTTCAACCAGCTATGGAAGAAATAAGCAACATGACAAGTTCAGGTGTATTAAACGATGCACTTGCTGGGTTGTCTATTGCCTTTCGTTTGGTTGGCACTGCCGCACAAGCAGCCATTATTACTGTAAGGGGTGCATTTAGTGCGTTATCAGTTGTAATTGGTACAGCTAAGAATATTGTTACGAGCTTTGCGAACCTGTTTAGAACAGCCATGCCAGGAGTTGCTACTGCCATTGTAGGTGTTACAACGGCATTTATCACTTATAAAGCGACAGTCGCATTATGTAGCGCTCAAACTGCTGCATTGACTGTAAAAACCGTAGCGTTGAAAACGGCACAAGTAGCCTCTGCAATTGCAACTAGGGCTTATGCGGTAGCAATGACTGTTGTTAAAGTAGCCGTTCAAGGAACTATCTTGTCAATAGGCGCATTGACTTTGGGGACAACTGTCCTCAAATCGTTATTTCTAGCATTAAGAAGTAGTACATTAGCTGCAGCTACTGCTCAGCGTGTATTAAATGTTGTAATGAAGGCAAACCCAGTCGGAATATTAATATCCGTCATAATGACTTTGGTCGGTGTGTTTGCGACTGCATCTGCTGCGTCTAATGGGTTCGGTAATACGTTAAGCTCTGTATTTTCAACTATTGTGCACACCGCTGTTTGGGGTGTGAATAAAATTATCGAAGGGCTTAACTGGTTAATTGCAAAACTCAACAGTGTAGGTGATAAAGTCGCAAAATTCTTTGGTACATCTTTTACTGCTATTCAACAAGTTGATACAATCAGTGCTGAAACGGCACAAGATATTGTAAATACTGGCGTTAATATGGCTTCACAAATAACACAAGGGTTATCCGGTGGCGGTGATACAGGCCTAGACGTTGGCGGTGGTGGCGGAGACGATGGCGGTTCCGCTGGTACCGGTAAAGGTGGAAAAGGTGGCGGAGGTGGTAAAGGCCACTCCGGAAAGGATCTTGCAAAAGAGGCCAAAGAGGTCCACGAAAAAATCTTGCAATCGTTCCTGGAAATGCAAGGCAACCAAGTCGAACTAATCGAATTGCAATACAAAAAGGAACTCGATGAGCTCAATAAATCAAAGAGTGCTAACGTTAATTATCAAGAAGATTTAAAGAACCTTAACGATGTTTATGCGGATAAACGTATCAAGGCTAAGCAAGAGGAATTTACAAAACTTCGAGCTATTGAAACTGGTATTCGTGATATGCAACAAGATTTTGCATTTAAAACTTCGAGTAAAGATAGTACAGGCAGTGTATCTCCTGCCGTGCAGTTGTCAACAGATTATGCCAACGCCATTGACGAAATCGAGGACCGTTATGCAGAAATGGTCGATAAGTTCATGAAAATGGACAAAATGGAGCAACAACATCATATTGATCTGTTAAAACAACGAGGTGTTGAATTCGAAATGAGTGCTGACGGACAAATTTCCTACGAGAAAATGAAAAACGAGGAGTTGTTAGCGGCACAAGATGAGTACGCTAAAAAGGCATTACAACAACGTACCGAGCTAGTTAACGAGAAGTATGCTATTGAAGAGGCTATGCGTACTCAGAACTTCGAAGCGTTACAAGCTGCGTTAAGCGATGAATATATAGCTGAGCAACAGCATTATGACTTGAAGAAACAGCTACTTGAAGAATGGAAACAGGCTGTATTCGATGCTCATTGGAATGGACAACAAGTTCTGTTCGATGCTGCACAAGCAGGGTTAGACAGCTTGCAAGGTTCTATCTCAGGACTTATTCAAGGTACAACAACACTTATGCAAACATTCCAAAATCTTGGTAAAGCTATCCTCAAAACTATTGCTGATAGTGTGGCTCAATGGATAGCCGGTCAAATTAAACAAGCCGTTTTTGGGAAAATGATGGCAGCTCAACAGGCTGCAACTGGTACTGCTGCGGCTAATGCTCAATATCCGGCATGGTCTGCGTTGGCTCAACAAGTTAGTATGGCAACGTTTGGTGCAAGTGCTATCGCTGGTATGGCTGCATGGAGTGCTAACACGGCAGCTGGTGCAGCTCAAACAGCTACACAAAGTGCATTCTCAGGTATGTTCAACTCCGGCTCGAGTGGATTTAGTAGCAATCTATCGTTACCTAAACTGGCAAGCGGTGGTGTGGCTTATGGCTCGACATATGCTGAAATTGGCGAAGGTAAGTATAAAGAAGCTGTATTACCTTTGAGCGAAAGTACATACGATGAAATTGGTGGCGGTATAGCTCGTGCCAATGGTGGCGGTGCTGGTAGTATTACGTTTAACGTATCTGCTATGGACGCTCAATCGTTTGGAACATGGCTCGAAAACTCCGCAGGACGCTCGCTAAGACAGTTTTTAGTTAACCAGGATAGGGAATTTATAGCGAAGGAGGGAACGTGGTAGTATGGCAGATTTAATTAAATTTCCGGATATCAAATCCCTTGCGTGGAAGTCTACGAAGGCTCAAAAATGGGATACTAAAATAAAGCGTACTGGGAGCGGTCGAGTGCGTACCATGACAACGTGGCAGTATCCGCAATATACAATTACTACTGAATTCGCAATATTAACTCCAGAGGAGCATAAGCAACTCATGGGGTTCTATGCAAAAGTAAAAGGTGGTACAGTTCCTTTTCTTTGGTTAGATCCAGAAGATTTTGAGGAAAAGGGCATTCGTTTAGGTACTGGAGCTCAATCTGAATGGCAAGCAGTTCGTTTGTATGGTGATTTTAGGGAACCGGTAGCACATATTGAAAACCTAAAATTATATGCTAATGGGACACCGATTAATGCTGTATCTGATAAGGGCGTAATTCGGTTAGCACAAGGGGTGACAGTAGCACCTACTGCTATTATTACAGCTGATTACACATATTATTGGAAGGTAATGTTCAGTGGTGATTATACGGACGAAATTATTTATAAAGACATATTCAAGTCTAAGTCTTTTAAATTGGTAACAGTGAGGTGAGTAAATGAAGGAAGTCGGACAGATTTTAAGCAATCATTTAAGCACATCTCAATCATTCTTGTCATGTGATTTATACGAGCTAAAACTAAAAAGCGGAATCAGCTATTACTGGGCCGATACCGATGCAGATGTAAATTATGGGGGCCACACTTATAAAGGTGATGGCCCTATTATTACGCGTGAAAAAATAGCTACTAACAGTACTGTTAGCGTTGATAAATTAAGCGTAACCATTACTGCTAGTCAAAGCGACCAAATCGGTGGTGTGCCTGTATTGGAAGTCGCTCATAATGGTGGGTTAGATGGCGCAACGCTTGATCTTCGCCGTGCATTTTTTGACGATGCTGGCAAGGTGATTGAGTGCATAGATCTATTCCATGGAATTTGCGAAGTAACACAGGGCGGTGGCTTTATATTGAAGATTAGTGCAAAGTCAGTTGTACAAAAGCTCAATATCGAATATCCAAACCGAAGATATTACCCTCAATGCCCTTATAGTATTTACTCGAAAGAGTGCGGTGTCGATATTAAGGCTTATCGCAAGAAAGCAAAAGTAACGGCTGTTACTGGTACGAATACTGTACAAATCGATATACCGTTTGAGGACGGCTATTATACAGCCGGTGGTATGGAATGGATAAGCGGACCATTAGCAGGGCAAGCAACGCAGATTATGGCTAGTCAAAACAATACTATTGTTTATATGAGTGCTACAAACACGGCACCTCGTATTGGTGATGTAGCCTATATATATCCAGGGTGCGACAAGACGCCTACTACTTGTAAGAATAAATTCAATAATTTTAGTCGAAATAGGGCGACACCTTATGTTCCTTTAAAGGAGACGATACGATGAAATTAACAACAGGTGAACGTATAGCAAATGCTGCATGTGAATGGCTAGGCACTCCGTATCAAAATAACGCTATGGTGAAAGGTAAAGGGGTAGACTGCTCATATTTATTGGTGGCTGCAGTGGTTGATAGTGGCCTAATGAATATTGCAGACTTCAATATCGAAAACTATTCCAATGAATGGCATTTACATCGTTCAGAAGAAAAGTACCTGAAATATGTCAAGCAAGTAGCGGACGAGGTGCCATTTGATGATCTTTGTATCGGTGATTTCTTACTATATCAATATGGACGTTGCATTTCTCACGGTGCCATTTATATTGGTAACAATTTAGTAATTCATGCTTTCGTTGACTTGGGAGTTATTCTATCATCGATTGACGATGTATTATTTTATGACGCAAAAGGAAAAAGTCGCTTGCGTGCTGTATATCGTTTCAGGAAAGGCGGTAAATAATGGGCTTTTTATTTAATCGCGGTAAAAATCCCCCTAAGCGAGCCGATATGATTGCTGATTTTCAAATCAACAGTGCTTCATATGGTGAGGTAGTGCCTGAAGTGTTAGGCACTACACGATTGAGTGGCAATATTATTTACTACGACGATTTCACACCTCATGAACATCGCAGTACGACAAGAACTGGTAAAGGTGGCGGTTCAAAACATACTGAAATAACCTACACATATACTGTTGCATGTGCCATTGGCTTATGTGAGGGCCCTATCGCTGGCATAGGGAAGGTTTGGCGAGACAAGGAGATATATTCCTATCCGAGCGAAAAAATCGAACTGACGGCATATAATGGCGATTATGGACAAACTCCGTGGCCTTATGTTTTATCCAAACACCCTGAAAAGGCATTGCCTTATAGTGGCTTGGCATATATGGCTGGGGTTGTTGATTTAGGGGAACGAGGTAGCCTACCTCAATTTAATTTTGAAATTAGAGGGAAGCTATTAGATACTGGCGATGGTATCGATGTAAACCCTGCCGATTATATTGTGCATGTGCTAAAGTCAATCGGTATTGACGATGTAAGTATAGACGGATTAGAAAATTATCGTGCCTACTGCAAAGCAGCAGATATTCTAATTAGTACCCCTCCGGACAGTAAAAGCTCAAAGGCTCAAAATGTTATTAATGATATAGCTGAAATTACAAATAGTCTTGTATTTTGGAGCACAGACCGTTTGAAAATTGTACCATTAGCCGATAAGCCTATTGGCGATTGGTCGCCAGCTAATCAAATTCAATATAACTTAACGGCAGATGATCTTATTCCGGCTAGCGACGGACAACTTATTGTATATAAGCGAAAAGATAGCTCAGAGACATATAATCAGGCAACAGTTGAGTTTATTAATCGTGCCAACAGCTATGAAAAAGAAACAGTATCATTCGAGGTGGTGGCAGATGTTCAAAAGAATGGCCTCAAACCAGCCTCTAAAAAGTCCGCTCATTATCTATATACTAAGGCTAGGGCTCAATACTACGCTGAACAGCTGGCTATGAAACGGCTATATGCAAAGAATCAATATACATTCCATCTCGACTGGGCTTTTTGCAGATTGGAACCGGGCGACCTAGTAACAATCACAGATGAGTTATGCGGATTGCGTGAGCAAATCGTAGTTATAACGTCAGTATCCGAAGCTGCAGATGGGCAACTAGAAATTACAGCAGAAGGTAAACCGCCAGGAACATATGCTCCGGCTAAGTACAATGTACATGAAAATGAACGACCTTTTATTGATTATAATGTGCCTGCTCCGAGTGTTAATGATGTGGCTATTATTCAAACGCCAGGTGATGTAGGGGGCAATGAATTATATATCGGTGTTAATTCAGAGCCTAATTGGGGCGGCTGTTCTATATGGCTATCTGACAATAACGAAAACTATAAGCGAATTGGCAATATCGCACAACAGGCTCGAATGGGTAGGCTCAAAACGAACCTAGCACAAGGTAGCAACTCCGCCAATGTAATAATCAATCAAGGAGCATTAAAAGGTGGCAGTCATGTTGATGCTGAACGAGCCAACACTCTATGCTGGGTTGACGGTGAGTGCCTATCTTATGAAACAGCTCAATTGCAGCTTAATGGCGATTATGCGTTAGGTGGTATTATACGCGGTCAGTATGGAACCAATGATACAGTGCACAATGCTGGTGCTAGGTTCGTAAGAGTTGATGAGGCATTATATCATGCTCCGTATCGTAAAGAGGATATCGGAAAGCAAGTATATTTTAAATTTACTTCGTTCAATATGTATGGATCTAACGAACAGGGGCTAGATGAGGTGCAAGCGTACCCATATACAATTACGCCGTACTATATCCCTGAAGTTAGCGATTTAGCATTATTCACTAAGTATTATGAAATTGGCGATGGTGTTTTGTCATTCGATGTAGTGGCTGCATTTACTCAACCAACCATTAATACGTTTGATACTGTTGAAGCCTGGTATCGTGAAGGCACTAACGAATGGAAGTATGGCGGTAATGGTGATAACCAAATCGTTATTAGTGGCTGTGAGTTAGGCCATACATATGAAGTGCGATTAAAGGTAAAGGACCGCCATGGAAACTACTCACAAGGCATTATCAAATCTGTATTAGTTGAGCTCAAATCAGAAGTGCCTAATACTCCGCAAGGGCTGGGCGTTTCATTTGGTGATGTCGCTACCTTTAATTGGTTAGAGGTGCGTAACGCTGACATTGATTATTACGAGTTGCGATATGATCTGCATCCAGGCCAAGAGTATGGGTTAATTGGTAAAAGCAATAATACTACTTTAAGCACTCTATTAACAGAACGGAGTGCGAAAGTATATTTATATGCTCACAACCCTACAAAAGGATATAGCGCACCGGCAGAATTAACATATAACGTTCCTATTCCACCTAAACCATCTACTATCAAAATTGTTAGTTTGATAAATGGCATCGGAATTACTACCGATACTATCAAATTAGGTTGTAAGGGCGTTAATATTTACGTTGACGGTACACGATATTTCTTCACAACGAACGTAGCAACAATACCATTGGAAAGTGGTGTTCATACCGTACAGGTTGCGTTTGTTGATCTATTCGGTGAAGGTCCTAGAAGCGATGAGCAACTAGCCACTATCAAAGCTAAAATCGATAAAACATTATTGGATATGGAAAGCCTAGGCCTAGAGGGTATCGATAAAGCAGTAAATGACTTGAAAAGTGAAGTCGGCACAGTTAAGACCGCCGTCAATGGCATGGATAGCAAAATTATCGACCTTGGCAACGCATACCAGCGAACTTTGAGCGATTATCAGCATAATGTAAACTCACAAATCACGCAGATTTCAAGCGGTATTGATTTAAAAGTAACGCAAGCAATCAATAATATGGACGGCGCGGAACTGGTGAGCCGTATCAATCTAAGCCCAGCAGGTACGCGCATAGACGGCAAATTATTGCATGTTACTGGTGAGGCGCTTTTCGATAATAATATCATCGCTAAGGGAATGATACAGGCTGGGGCTGTTACTGCTGATAAAATGCAGGTTGATAGCCTTTCATCTATTACGGCAACGATTGGCACATTACGGACTAAAACGAGTGGCGCAAGGGTTGAAATTAGCGATAATCTTATCGAAGTGTATGACGAGGATAATCAACTACGAGTGAGGTTAGGTGTATGGGAATAATTACATTTTTCAAGAAGTTATTTAATCGATTATTTAAGCATGGGGGTGAAAATAACATGCCAGCTGGATTACAAGTATTTAATAAGAACGGCGTTCAAATTGTCAGCTTGACGGATAGACTAACAAAAGTATCTGGCGTTAAGCGTTTCGATGTGATTGAGGAAAGCGGTAGCGCCACAGTCGAATTGAGCAAGGACCAGCATATATGGTATTTCTTGAATTCGTATGCAGGCGATAATGACGGCTATTTGTATGGCTTTGGGCCTAATTACAATATTGTTGTTGAGGGTGGTAAAATCTCATGGAATTTAAAAGCACCTAATAACGTCAATAAACCTTGTAAAGTAGCATTAATCTATGGGGTGATGTAGCATGAAACATTTTGAAAGTCATAATAATGACAGTATAGTAACAATTAACGATACAGATAGTTGCTTGTATTTAAAATATAAAATCAGCCTCAAGGGTATGCCGATTAAACAGTCGATTGAAGTGGAGCATAATAAATATTATGGATATAATGGCGACGGGATTATATACGGCGTTCAACGCACGCCTAACGGGGATATATACCTCGCTAATTTATACATTCCGATTTTGCAGCGACAAGCCAACGAGCAATATGTATATGCTATGAGTACAAACTTGCCTGTCAATGACATTGAACTTGCAGAAATTAGAAATAAGAACCACCCTACTCGTATCGGCAAATGGACGAATTACTTGCGAATCAGCTTTAAAACAGATAGCCTTGGAAACATACGCAAGATTGCTGACACTATGGAAGTATATGTATTTTCTAACAAAATGCCTAAAACAGATAAATACGGCATGGAAATATACGATAAGAACGGCACTGTTATATTTAACAGCAATTTATTAACAATGCGGTTAGCATTAGTCATTCATAAGGATTATCCTGCTACATTCCTATCTAAGGAAGAATATGAAATAGGCAAAGTTAAATTTCATGGCATTAAAAAAGCTGGATTGAGTTTTACTTACCCATTGGCAGCTATTAGCTCAGACAATGGCTACATGAGCCACAAAGTTAGCTGGGACGGCGACGGCGTTGATATTATAACAACGTACGGCGGAAATGCTGGCGGTATCATTAGACAAAACTCAATCACAACAACCCAAGTATTGATTTGTGAACTTGACGGAACTCAAAATATTCCAGCTATTGAAATAATGATGATTTAATAGCGAGGTACATATGAACTTTATCAGAAACGAGCCAGAAACATTACACATCGGCGCTGATCATCGTAGAGGCTACGAGGTCAGTGCCGATTTTGATTTAACTAACTGTACGGCGGTTATGAAAGTGCGGAGCCTACAAGGCAAGCTATTGGCTGAGGCTGAATGTGTGATTCACGATAATATCGTGTATTGTACTATCAACGCCGAGGCAACTAAGAACATCAACCGCAATTATAGGAGCGGTCAATATGATGTGTTCCTTATTCATGGGAACGATACCACTAAAATCGTAATGGGTGATATGAAATTCATTCATGATATTTCAGCACATTAGGGGGTGCAATAATTATGGAAGATACAAATAACTTTGAATATGTGAACGTTAAAGCAAGGGTTCCGAAAGTGATAGACGTTGTAATTCCGGGGGCGCAAGGATTACCGGGCGAACAAGGAAAGCAAGGCCCGAAAGGCGAACCATTCCGATATGAGGATTTCACACCCGAACAACTAGAGGCTTTAAAAGGCCCTAAGGGTGACCCGGGTGAAAAAGGTGACCCAGGTGATAAAGGTGACCCAGGTCCAGCTGGTACGGCTGATACCACATACCGAGCTCTATTAGAGGGTAATGTGTGGTGTGAGTCCGCATCAGTGGACCACGTTCTTATGGCGGTATTAGGTAACTCTGGTAAGCCGTTCCCACGGACTGACTTCAAGGAGCTTAAGGTATTAAATACATTCCGTGGTCAAAGAGTGATTGGTGTTGAAGGTGAGCCACATTATACTGTCAAATTAGGTGAGACCGAGTTCAAACTAGGCCAAGCGGGTACTGGTAATATCACCTTAGAGGAAGGCCTTGGAGATGATGATGTGAAAATCACATACCACAATTTCTTGGGCCAGAAGGTCGGTGAGTTTACTATCGCTGGTATCCCAGATGATACTGCTGCTACTCCAGACGAAACCTACACAGACTGTGGCTCTAAATACTCCAAATACGGACGTAAGCTAGTAATTAATGTTACTAACCAACAAACTACTAACAGCTGGTCTGACGGTAAAGACTTCAAGTTCTTTGGTAAATGGCAAGAGCGTGACTTCGACTCCATTGAAATTGTAACTAATGGTAAGAAGCAGCTCTATATCTATATCCTTGTTGAGTATAGAGGTACAGTTCTACCTACTATTCCAATCTTTGTCAATAAGCCAGAGCTTGTTAAGTTCTTACACTTAGCTAGTCCTGTCGGTAATAGAATTATCAATATTGGCACTAAAGGTGATGGGCTTAAACAAATTGACTTCATGCGTAGTATCTTAGAGTGGGATAGCACTAATCATCAATACATTAATACCGGTGAAGAACCACTATAATTGTATTTCATAGGGGAGGATAAATGAACGAGATAACACACTTCATGAGCGAAGCTTGGCGAATGCTTACGGAGTCATTCGCTATTAAAGCCTTGCTTGCCTTAATCGCAGAGGTAGGCATATATATGCTCGGCTTAAAACACGTACAGGTGTTAGGCATATTCATTATACTTGTATTCTTAGATTTAATTACCAAATGGTCGGCTATTGGGTATAAAATGCTCATTGATATGGGAGCAAGCCCAGAGAATATAAGCGGCTATTCCAAATATATCGCTATTCCTGCTGCATGGGGTAAAGGGCTTATATCGTCCAAACACATGCGAAAACCATTTGTAACAAAGGTATTAACATATTGCCTAGCTACTGGCGGTGCATGGTGCTTTGACTTCATGGCCGGCAATTATGCGTTTGCAGTCAATCTTGTGTGGCTATATCTTGGCTCCGTCGAATTCCTTTCTATATTGGAAAATATGCGAGACGGTGGCAATACTACCATTTCAGGCTTATTGGAATTAGTTCAAAATAAGATTGATATGCTTTTAAAAAAGTAA